ATAGATAGTCTTGATAATACTGAAGAGGAATCTCCACCGACTAAACCTTGACCTGTTAAGTTCATCAACTGTTCATCGGATAGGCTATCAAAGTTTTCTGGTATGGCAATGGCCATATTGTTTGTACTCATGATTTGAATACCTCCTTAGTTTCTAACCAGTTACTACCCATCTTCAATTCAATACCAATAGGCATATCATATTTTACACCATATCGTCTTTGAGTTTCCTCTGGTAAGCACAACATAGCTTCTTTTAATGTTTCTATTGCCATCTCTTCTTCATCTGGGTAAACGTCTAATACAATACTATCATGTACTGTGTTGCAGATAATACTTTTTAAATGACGCTTTGTCAACAACTCATCTAATTTAATTAAGGATATGGGCAGTAGGTCAGCCGTGGCAAATCCTTGAACAGGATAATTTTTAATAGCTGTAGCATTTGATACACTACCACTAGGCATACGCTCAGTATTTGGAAAGTAATATGACCTTCCAGATGGTAAAGTTATATGCCTTGTTTCTAATGCTTCATTAATTAAGTTTCTATGCCATCTTGTTACACCGCTATATTTTTCTTTAAATGCACGATAATATTGCATCTGTTTTGGTGTACCTAATACACCTCCATATAGCGGTTTAAAAGTGTCTGCCTTGGCCACTTGTCTTGAAACTCCTAATATCTTTGCTGTAAAGCTATGTACATCTACGTTGTTTTTAACATCAGCGTATATTTGGTCATCATCAGCTAAAAACCCGGCAACTCTAAATTCTAATTGTGCGTAATCACCCTCTAATATTTTACCGCCATCCCATCTTGATATAATACATTGTCTAACAGGGAACGTACCACCTCTGGGCATGTTTTGAAAGTTTGGATTTCTAGAACTAAGCCGACCCGTTGATGTTACACATTGCATGTATTGTGGTCTGATGTAATCATTATTATCTTTACTTTTTTCTATACCATCTACAAAAGTTCTAAGGTAAGTTCTTATTGCAGAGTATCTTACATACTTTTCTAAAAACTCTCTTTGATTTGGATTAATAGATGAAATAAATTCTTCTAATGTAGTTTTATCTGTTTTAAATCCTGTTGCAGATGTATCAAGTGAACCTCTTGGCACTAATCGTAATCCTGCTCTTTCTTTTGTATTAGTATATATTCTACCTTTTGCGTTGCATGTTTTACAATTTCTTTTTATTTTACTAAATGTACCATCTTTCTTTTTGTATTTGTACTTACCTGTGCCATCACAGTTTTGACACAGTGTTGATGTTGTTTTAAATACTGGTTTTGCTAAACCATTTACTGCATGATAAAAATCATTTATCTCATCATAATTAGTTTTACGTTTTTGTTTTCTCGTGTTACCTCTTACTTCGTAACCAATATTAAATTCTTTTGCCCATAATTTTTTATCTATAACTTTCATAGAAAAAAATAATATAGACCTATCATCTGGCGAGTCTAAATTTATTGGTGTATCTCCCATAAGCTCGTCTATCTTTGTAAGTAAAAAAATTTTTAATTCTTTTAATTCTTTTTCATATTGGTCTTTTATCTTGTGCAAAGCGTCAACATTAATCTTAATGCCGTTGTATTCTATTTTAGCTAACACTTTCATTAGCTCCATACTTAATTTTATTGTTGGGAAAAGCCTCTGCATACTTCCTCAAATTTTAAATTTATTTTATTCAATTGTGCACATGCTAACTGATACGTAATCTCAACATCTTGTTTGCCATATTCTTCTACAACTTCCCAAGGTATATCTTCATATGATATTTTCTTTTTTAAATACGGGTCAATTAAGTCTGTAGCTTTTAAATCTAATCCTCTTCTCTTACAGCTATCAGCTAAACTAAAACCTCTCTTCAATCCTTTTGCAAATGTATATTCTATTATCATCGTGTCATACATTCTTTCATTGTATGTAAACCCACAACTAACTAACCAATTGTAATCAAATTTAAGATTGTGTCCTACTAATAATCCTGTTTCATCTAAAACTTTTTGCAAAATTTGTTTTGCATCTTTTGTTGGCTTTTGATGATTGTGATTAAAACATAAATATTCACATGGTTTATCATTAACTTTATACCCAACACTAACAAGTATGTCTCCTTCAAAAGGACTTGATACCGTGTCATCATATTTTCTGTGATAAGATGTTTCTACATCTAAAGTTGTTACGTTCATTCAAATACTCCCCTTTCAATATCTATTGATGTGTATGTATTACCATGCCAACCATTTAATTTATTTTTGCTAACATGTAAAGTTCTAGCATTGTCACCTTCGCCGACACCTATTCCTAAAATTATATCAGCTTCACCCGCCTTGCCTGTTCTTGAATTATCTAAATGTTCATAACTAACCTCATGTAAATTTTGTGCTTCATAACTTGCTTGTGATACCGCCCATATCAAACAGCTATGTCTTTTTGCTATCTCTCTTGTTCTTACATAAACTTCTTTTAATTTTTCATCTGTACGATTGTATAAACCAGTTATGTGAACTTTATCTAATTGGTCAATAAACATAACATCCGGGGAGTAAAGTCTTGCGTAATTTTCTATCTCATCAATGTGCGTACCAACACTATCAAAAACTGTCAGATAATCTTTTATTTCAGTTTGATAACGTGGTCTAAAATATTCTATTCTTTCTGCTACATCTTTTTTAGAAACTTCAAAATGTGATTGTATTATTCTTGTTTTAATTCTTACTGCCGGCTCTTCGTTTGCCCAGTATGTTACTTTCTTTTTTTGTTGAACGTAGCCTGCCGCTAAAAAACTAGATAAAGTTGTTTTACCCATCTCTGGTCTTGCAAGCAATATACAAAAATGACCACGAGATAAAGCTGTTACACGATTGTGTAAAGTTTCTAATCTAAAATCAAACTCACCTTTGTCAACTGAACCATCAAACAATTCATCAATGTCTTCTTTTATTTCACTATAACTGTCAGCATCTATTAACTCTTGTTCATTTATCTTCTCTACCATATTTTTAAGACCACCAATTGCTTCTGGTCTTTCATGTCCATTGTAAATATCTACCGCTAGTTCTCCTATCTCTTTTGCTTTTGAGCGAACCCAAAAATTTTTAATAATGTCAATATTTAGTTCCGGATTGATACTATTTTCTGGTATTTTATCTATTGTTTTACAAATGTTCTCGTATGTAGAGCTAGGTGTTGCAGGAAATAGGTCAGCATGTATGACCTTTAAGTCATGGTTTGTCAGCTTTTGACCAGAATGATTGTCATGTGCATTTGTAATTAAAGTATAAATCTGTCGAAGCTCTTTATTAAAAGCCTCTTTGTCAATAAATCGTTTTACTTTGTTGTAGCTCTCGTAATCTTTACAGATGCTTATTACTTGCAACGGTATCATTCATCCACCCCCATGCTTTACTATTTACTTTATCTACTAAAATTTTTATATCTTCATCAGCCATATTTTTTATATCATCTTCTAAAACTAAAAACTTTGTATTTATAATTAAATTTAATTCATCACAAATTTTTGTAGCTTTTTTTGTTGCATCTCTATCAAGTGCAACCCCTACCTTATCATACTTTTTAATAATGTCGATATGCTTTTGCAAAAGATTAGTTCCAAGTAGAGCTATGCCTGTAGCGTATTTTGATACAGCACAAGCGCTAGCACAATCTTCAACAATTATTGCTGTTTTTTTGTCACCACAAACAAAAGGGTATTTACTATTTCCATAACGATACCATTTCGGTTTCATGTTATTTAGTGACCGACCAACTCCGTCAACAACGTTACCGTCTTCATCTTTAATTAAAAATACACATCTAGCTAAATTTTTGTCGTATTTTATGTCAACATACTTCTTGTAGTAAGCGAGGTAACTATTTGATTTTGTTAGATAATCTAGACAATCTACACTAAATCTTGCATCATTCCAATTTGTCGGCGTTATAAAAATGTCATCCTCTTCTTTCTTTACAAACTTTTCTCTCGTAAAACTTTCTTTAGATAATTTTTCTCTCGCAACGCCTTTGATGTTACAATCAATATGAAAGCAATTGTATAACAAAACACTACCATTATTGTGAACAGAAAAAGTATTGTGATTGTGACAAATCGGACAATCCATTCTGGTAGTGGTGTTTGGTTCGATGTTGATGTCATTTAAAAATTCTTTCATTAGTTCTATTAGAATTATAATTTTGAGATGTCAACCATTACAAACCATTACATTGCATTTTTTTTTTTATTGACGAAATATTTTTTATCTGTAAAAAGGGTTGACCCCCCACCCCTATAGGGTATAAGCGAACCAATAACATT